TTTAGAGTTCTGTTTCCGCAATGACGTGCCGTTCAAGACAAGAACATGGGACATGATCCCAAATGACTATGCGCGCCAATGGTTCTGCCTCCGTTTCCGCAAGTGTGTTATCTGCGGTAAGCCCGCTGACTTGGCACATTACGAGACAGTTGGCATGGGACGCAATCGTAACAAGATTGACGAAACAAAGTTCAGGTACATGAGCCTAGGTCGCTTTCATCATGTCGAGCAGCCGACGATCGTCCTCCTCTCGTTTATTCAAAAATATCATATCAAGCCAATCAAACTTACGGCTGACGAACTTAAACGGATTCAGCCACATTACAAAACAAGTACCGAATAAAAAGGAGACTAAAAATGCTTAATTCAGTTGCTTTAACTGGTCGCTTAACTAAAGATGTTGACCTTCGTTACACAAAAAGCGGAACAGCGGTTGGCTCATTTACGATTGCTGTTGATCGCCAATTTCGCAGCGCAAACGGAGAACGGGAAACTGATTTCGTAAATTGCCAGATCTGGCGCAAGTCAGCTGAGAACCTTGCCAAATTCACGCATAAGGGTTCACTTGTTGGCATCGAAGGTCATATCCAGACGCGCACATATGACAACGCACAAGGTAACAAAGTGTACGTGACTGAGGTCATTGTTGAGAACTTCGCCTTACTTGAGCCGCGACAGACGTCTCAGAACAGTCCTAAATCACAGCAGACAGCCAATAGATCAGCGACCACAGACCCGTTTATTAATGATGGTCAGCCAATCGATATCATTGATGATGATATTCCATTCTAATAACTCGTAAGAACGCCTATAAACGGGCGTTTTTTGTTTGCTCGAAAAAACTTTTAAAAAACGGACTTTTATTGTTGCATTATAACCGACCCAGTTATATACTAAAGTCATCAAGAAAGGAGTAATTAAATTATGACAGACTTTAACGAAGAAGCAAGTTGCTATGCGGTTATTCCTGCGGCTGTACGCTACGACAAGCGTCTACCAGTTGGGGCGCGGCTATTGTACGGAGAAATTACATCTTACATGGACGCCTACCGCTACTGTTGGGCACCTGATAAGAACTTCGCAGAGGCTTTCGGCGTAGACCGTAACACGGTACAGCGTTGGCTAAAGGCTTTGGAAGAAGTCGGCTACATTGAACGTGGTGTTAAGGAAATGGACTATCATTTCAAGCGTTATATCAAAGTGAACAAGATCAGCACAGTATTTCAGGTTGAGAAGGATGAAGACCATGAGTAAGATTGACGATTGCATTATCTTACCACCAGACATTCGCTTCGATGAGCGGCTAACCAGTGGAGCAGTAACGCTATATGGCGAGATTGTTTGGCTATGTGACGAAAATAACCGTTGTTTCGTGCCTAACCACAAGTTCGCCGAAGCGTTCTCAGTGAGCGAGACGGCTATCAAACACCGACTAAGCGAGTTAGAAAAGTGCGGTTACATTAAGCGCTTTAGAAAGCTCGAAGGTGACGACAAGACGCGACCAAAAGGTCGGTACATTGTTCCCCGTGACAACTTTGAGGAATTAAAGAAAGCGTATATGACTCAAGAAATCGGTGATGACTATGATGACTACGAATGAGAAACCGAAATACTTTTCAGTCACTCCAGCGGACGTGCGCTATGATGATCGTTTGCAATTGGGCGCGCGGTTTCTGTATGGTGAAATCTCAGTGCTTAGCAATCAGAATGGCTACTGTTGGGCAGGCGATAGCTATTTTTCCAAGCTGTATAATGTTGACAACAGAACCATTCAGCGTTGGCTTATGGTACTCGAAGAATGTGGATATATCACCCGCACCGTGAAATATAAGGAAGGTAGCAAAGAAATTGAAAAGAGATTTATTCGACTTAGAGAAGACCTAATGCCTGACAACTATCCCGAAAAACCTAAAAAACTGGTTAAAAATGAGACAACCTACCGACATGAATGTCAGGGGGGTACCGACATAAATGTCGTAGATAATAATACAAGATATAATAATAAAGAACGTGCAAAATGCACGTCAGCGAGTTCAAAGAAAGCTGACGAGGAAGAATTAGAAAGCAACTTCGAGAAGCTATGGAAGCTCTATCCTAACAAAAAAGGAAAAGTGCCAGCTATCAGGGCTTACAAGCGAGTAATGAAGCGTGGGGGCACTACTAACCGAGATATTCAGAATGGCATTGTTGCTTACGCAAGACTAAATGCTGGTACTGATAAGAAATACATCATGCACGGCGGTACGTTCTTCAATCAGGAAGCTTGGGCTGATTATGCCGAAGACTTCGAGCAACAGCAACAACAGCAAGTACAGCAACAGCAATCACAGACACCTATGTCAACATTCACCCTTAAAGACGTTGCTGTCGAGCTGTATAGAGAATGTGACGAAGACTACGAAAAGATAGCTGAGGAAATCAAGGAACAAGAAATTCCGCTGAGCATTGAGGACGCTAAGCGCTACATTGAAGAATTCAATGAGGAGAGGGATAAGCAATGAATAGAAAACTTTACGACCTGAACAACCCTGAAGTTCATGTCATGTATGGCCTATATACAAAGCCGGAACTGATTAAATCGGAATGGATAGACCCGAAGTGGTTTGAAAGCGAACAGTATGCCACCCTGGTTGACTATATGAACAACTTACTAGAAGACGTTGATACCCTTGAGTTGCAAGACGGATTCAGTGTCGCCCACCCTGACGTTATGAAGCCCGAAGACTGGCAATACATCGCCACATGTGACGTTAGCGTCTCACACTTTAACTGGTGGGTTGGCAAGCTCAAGCGGGACTACTTCCGAGGCAAGCTCATTGAGTCAGCTCAGAAATACTCAGAAGAACCAAGTGAAGACAACTTGAATGCAATGATGGAAGCCTCACAGAACACGACAGCCGCAAGTGAAGTAAAGACTGAGGAAACTATGGCAGACTTGGCCGCTGAAATGCAAAACAAAATGGTAAACGGTGTTACTGATGACGGCATTAAGACTTATGCCCCGTTAAACAATGCTTTAGGCGGTGGCTTGCGAGGAGGACGCTTATACACAATCGGCGCACGGCCAGCCGTTGGTAAGTCGGCTTTTTCAGTCAACTTAGTTGTTGAGGCTCTAGCAAAGCAACCAGAACTAACGCTAGACTTCTTTAGTCTTGAAATGAGCAACGCTGAAAACTATAACCGCCTTATTGCTTGTAAGACTGGCATTCCGTCAGGTAAGCTCATCGACCCGAAAAGGAACTTGAGCGACACTGAGAAGGTCGAAGTAGAAAAGGCCGAAAACGTCTTTAAGGACTACCGCTTGCAACTTTACGACAAGAAGGTAGAATTGCCTCAGATTATAAAAACAATCCGTCAGCGAGCCGCTGAGGCCGACAAGGGCTATCTAGCAATCGTAGACTATCTCGGTCTAGTTAATGTACGAAGCAAGGCTGACCGCCGACTACAAATTGAAGAAATTACTCGCCAGTTTAAAGTTCTGACCAACGAGCTGAATATTCCGATTATTCTACTGAGTCAGCTATCACGGGGTATTGAAAGCCGCGATAACAAGCAACCAATGTTATCAGACTTGCGGGAGTCCGGTTCAATCGAACAGGATAGTAACGTGGTTGGTTTTCTTTGGAACAGCAACAAGCAAGATGAGAAGACGGACACTCGCACAGTGACCCTAACGATAGCGAAGAACCGCGAAGGAGCGCTTGGCAACGTCAATTTCAATTTCTTTGCCCCGAAGCTCCAATTCAAGGTGGCTTACTCACATTGAAATATCCAACGATGACACTCAGAGAGTTCAATGAGTACATGCAGGAGGGACATTATCAATACTCGCTATTCATCATTCTGCAGCTTGATGAAGCCGTGGAATATTTAAAAAAGGCGCAGCAAGCCGATACTGCTATGAAGAAGTTTTGGTACCAATGGGCGTACGTGACATTGGTCGATGCGTTAGAGACGGCTGAGTCAGAATATTATGGGGAAACTAGTGCATATTTACCGACAAAAGAAACTGATCCAGTAACGCGAGCTTATTGTCAAAACACATACGACATTTGGCGAGGATACTTGCAAAAGCTAAACGTGAGTTTACCAGAACAAAAATTTTGAGGAGGCAAAAGCATGATTGAGCATGAGGACGAAACTAACAATGCAGGCCAAGATTGGGCACGTGAACGACTTCGTAACTTTCTTGACGATCATCACAGCTTGCCAATATACCGTTTTGCTTTGATTGCAGGCGTTAGCCGCATCACGATTGCTAGTTTTCTTAGTGGCAAAGAGGTAATGGGGATCACACTTACAAAGATAGCTAAGGCCATGAATATATCGATCGATAAGCTAAAACAGCCAATCAGCGAGCAGGAATACATTGATCTTCAACAGGAGGGAAAATCATGACACAAGTAACGGTACGGCTTTACAAGCAGGGAGACAAAGTGTGGCGCGACTTCAAAGCAGAATTGATTAAGCGCTACGAAAATTCAGCAATGCTAGATATCTCGAAGAGTAAAACATTCTCAAAAATCGAAAAGCAAGAGTTCAACGACCGGATTGTTGTATCAAAGAAAGCGATTGTCGAGAAACGCACGGTATCCGGTATTGATGATAGCGACATTTTGAAGACTTCAGTCAACAACGGCCTTAAAAAGATTTCAAAGAAGCGAAAAGAAGCCCGTGCCAAATACGCGCGGGGAATTGCAGAAGCAGCCTCACAATGTGACACGCTGATTGACGTTGCAAAACGGATCGGGAAGTCAACAACGTTCGTGAAGCGAGTGGCAAGTGAGTTTGAGATCAAATTGCCACGCCGCAACAACGGTCATGAAGAGATTGCGAGTCGTTAGCCATGGTTATCCGCAAGAGACGCAGAGGCAAATACAACGCACAGCCAGTCGTAATTGATGGCATTCGATTCGCAAGTAAAGCAGAGGGGGCCTATTATCGGCTGATTCGCAACAAGCCACAGAAGATCACGATGCAAGAGTCGTTTGAGATTCTGTCTGCCTTCAAAATCAATGGCAAACGATACTCGGCAAGAAAATACAAGCCTGATTTCTGTTTTTATGATGGTGAAAAGCTTGCAAAGGTTGTTGACGTGAAAGGCGGAGATGCGACTTTGACCACCGATGCCAGACTGCGAATGCTGCTGTTCATGATCAGATACAAGATACCGGTCACGATTGCTAGATATGACTATCACACAGGGCTATTTACTGAAGAGCAACTTTAATACGCCATGGTTATAATGTAGGGATAAAATCCCTGCCAAGCACAAAACTAGTTCTTGCTTAACGGCGGGAACTTTTTTTATTTAATTTAAAAAAGTTCTTGACATGTGCTACAAGTGGCACGTATAATGTAAATATAAAGTAAAGGAGGAAAAAGACATGACAAAAAAGTCGATCACACCAAGTTTAAGGTTAAACGAAGAAGATTATTTGAAGTTAAAGGAACTTAAAAAAGAATATGATGTCTCATGGACGAAGTTCATCGCCTACGTAAACGCACTCGTTGAAAAGGACATGAAAGACGCAAAGGAGGCCGACCAATGAAAACGGGAGACGACACGTTCGATGACATCTACGTCAGTAAAGAAACGGGCAAGGTCGTGGGAGTCATGCTTGATGGGCGAGACTACAAGCTTGTACCCATAAGCCCAAGCATTAAGGCTGATGAGCCAATATCCTATGAACGAGCAAAAGCTTTCTACCGAGCTACTGTAATAGGAAACGGTCCGGGAGCCATTGCATACGCACGAGACATTCTCCATTTCATTTATGGAAAAGAGGACGAAAAATGAATGAAGAAAAACTGTACGCGGTGAAGAACGATGAAGGAGAATACTGGGACTTTGCAGATCGAGATGGCTTCTTTGAATTAACCTTCTCATCATGCCCGACCACGGCTGAAGAGGAAGACGCCAAA